CGATGCTTATTGTATAAAGGATGCTCAACCGAAAAAACGAGCGCCGGAAACCCTTGATTTTATGGGGTTTCCGGCGCTTTTCCTATTCCTGCGTCCGGTACACAAATTTGTGCTCGACGCCGTTTTTGAAGGTGATCGTCGTGATTTTGCCGTCCAAAATACAAAAGTTTTGAATTACGGAAGTGACAAATTCTCGGACGATTTTGGGGTCTGCCGCCCTGATGAACGCCTCGTAATTTACGAAGCGTTTGTCCATGAGCTGCTGGCTCACAATGAAGTAACTTGCCCGTTCCATGAATTCCTCATCCGTCAGGTCAAATGAATTTGAGATCGATTTGTCGAGAGCTGCGATGCGCTCATCGACCTCGATGATGGAGTCCTGGAGGCGTTTGCGCTCCACGACGAATTCCTTTTCCGGCATGGCTGTCTCATCGTACAGATACGCTGACATCAAGCGTTTTAGGGCCCGTTCGCGCCGGCGTTTCTCAGACAGTATCAGCGCACGCTCCTCCACCTGGCCTGACTGAACGGAGGCGCTTTCGACCGGAGAAAAGGGAACCTCCATTTTTCCGCTTTTGATGAGATTGTATAGTTCCTCAAGGCCCGGACGCTCTATGCACTCGACGTCGGCGAACATCTCGCCTCGCAGGAGCTTCTTCTGAAATGTTTCGATGCTGGTCGTTTTCCCGAAGCTGCGCCTTGCCTTGATGAGGTTTGATATGTAGTTCAGAACGAAGGGCCCAAGCGTGATGTCCGAAACATATTTGTTCGGGCAGTCATTGAACCGGCGATGCCTGGTGCAGTTGTATATGGACGGGCGCCATCCGTCTGCTCTCGCCCGATCGATGGTCGCAGACATATTGCTTCCACAGTATCCACAAGTCAGTAGGCCGGCGAAGATGTGGGTATTGACGCGCGTGTACGCTCTGTTTGGCCCGGCCTCGTTCCTGCGATTCGAGGCGAGCTGTTTGCAAGCGCCTACCCAATCCTCCTCGCTTACGATGGCCGGATGATGATCGTCAACCACAACCCATTCTGATTCGTCTTTGATAGACCAGTTTTTGAGGCCCTTTTTCTCGTCCCGGTAGTTGTAGCGCAGCTTCCCGCAGTAAAACGGATTCTTCAGGACGATACCGATCGTCACCGGGTTCCAGGGCTTTCCCGATCGCTGCGTAATGCCCTTCTCGTTGAGCGTTTGAGCCACCTTGAGAGACGACTTCACGCTGCGGTACATATCGTAGATCAGCCTAACAACGGTTGCCTCGCTTTCGACAACTGAAAATTCGCCTTTTTCCTTGTCCCACGAATATCCAAACGGAGTTTTGCCCCCGTTCCACTGGCCCTGCTCCGCCCGAGACAGCATGACGGCCGTCACGCGCTCTGATGTCATGTTGCGCTCGAGCTCTGCGAATATCAGAATGATCTTCAGCATTGCTTCACCGATCGCCGTCGATGTATCGAACTGCTCATTTTTGCTGACGAAGGTAATTCCGTAGTCCTTGAGCTCTTGGTACATTGAAGCGAAGTCCAGCAGGTTTCTGCTGATGCGGTCGATCTTCCACACCAGGACATGAGAGAACTCCCCTGTCCTCAGTCGGGCCATCATCTGCTGATATGCCGGGCGATCTGTGTTTTTGGCCGAATACCCGGCGTCCTCGAACACCTCGTACTTCTTGATGCCAAGAACGATCTGTGCATACTTCGGAAGCTCCTCCCGCTGGAGAGGAAGGCTGTCCTTGTCTATCTGCCATTTCGTAGACACACGGATATAGATCGCCACTTTGTTGTCGAGTTTCCCGAGCTGTTGCTGACGTTTATGAGATTTCGGCATAAGAAAATCCTCCGACTTTCCGCAAGATGTCCTGCGGATTTCCTGCGGACATTCCAGAAGAATTCCGCGCGTAACCAGACCTAACCTAACCATACCATACCAAACCAATACCATACAGGAGAAGAAAAGATAAAGCCCTGCCGCTTGGCAGGGCCTTTGTTTCGCCGCTAAAACATCTCGCTCAGAATCGCCTTGTATATCTTGTCGTCCACCTCAAGAAGAGATCGCTTCCCGTCTTTGAATTGTACGGCGACATAGTAGGAGCCTTTGCTTTTTGCCGAAACGCCCGCCAGAAGGCCAACCGGGCCGAGGAGGAGACCGCCAACCGCAGCCCTCCCTACCGCGCTCGCAGCGCTCTTCTGATGCTGCTCATCAAGGACTTCGTAGCTCTCGACAGTATCATGGCTGATAAAGATTTTCTTTCCAAATCCGAAGTTACCGTCTCGGATGAACACCTTCTTGCCGCTCATCTCAACCATTCTGTCCTTGTAGTCGCCATTGGCGACCGAGTTTTTGCTCATGAGATCACCTCCTTTTCAGTCTTGCAAAATCGATCTCGATGATTTTGCCGTGACGCTTTATGCAGTCCCGCTCTTCCGCTCTTCTGACGGCATCGGCGCCTCGCTTTTTTCTTCATCCGTGAGGTAGAGGTCTAATTGCATCCAAACCATCTTCTTAGTGTGCGGGTCTGCACGTTCGTAGCCCGCAATCAGCGTCCGGATTTCCGGAGATGGAGGCGGGTCTGGAATGGAAGACGATGACAGGCCGAGAAGGTAGTCGATCGAGACGCTGAGGGCCGCCGCCATCTTCGCGATGTATTCGATTTTTGGGCTGTGAACGCCCGCGAGATACCTGGAGATTGTCGCCTCTGTGATGTCGGCTTTTTCAGCGAGCAGGGCTTGAGTAAACCCCCGCTGACGCATTACGTCTTTCAGGTTGTCCCTGAGAATTTGCGCATAATCCATGACTTTCACCTTCCGTTCTTGTAATAAGAATAATAGAATCTTACCGTTTTTACAAGTAATCTTACGATAAAGATAGAAAACCTATTGACATTACGTTTCGGTATGTTATAGTATAGTAAAGAAATCCAAAAGGAGGTGCCGATAGTGGATTGTACCGAACTGAAATGTGCCAGAATCCGGCGCGGGAAAAGTACGAGCGAGATGGCTCGGGCGATCGGCAAGTCAGATGCCAGTTGGGGGCAGAAAGAGCGGGGAGATGTTTCGGTCAGTCTTGAAGAGGCCGGAGTCATTGGCAAAGAGCTCGGACTTACCGAAAGGGAATTCATCGATATTTTTTTTGACGGGATATTACCGTTTCGTAAGGAAACGCAATAATATCTTGTTCCCGTAATTATCATACACGGAAGGGGCGGTGAAATAAATGGCAAAGAAAGCGACCAAAGCAGCCAAGAACGTCTTGTATCAAGCACGAATGGAAGCTGCAACGTGGAACGAAAAGCTCAGTTCCCGAGAGGGCGCCGCCGAAGTTACCGGTATCGACAGAACCAGGATAGCCTACATGGAGCTCGGAACAGTAACGCCATATCCGGAAGAAATCCTGCTGCTGGCCGATTACTACAACGCGCCCGAGCTCATGAACCATTACTGCTCCCATATGTGCCCCCTGGGGAAGCAGACGGTTGAGCCGATCGAGCTGAAGGAGCTGACGACAGCAACCTTGCAACTGATGTCATCGCTCCGGGACATACCGGAAATCACAGATGAGCTTGTTGATATTGCTGAGGATGGAGTCATCGACAAGAACGAAGCGTCAGCGATGGAGGAAATCCTCCGAAAGCTCCGACAGGCGGCAAAGAAAATACATACGTTGGAGCTGATCTACCAGAAAAAGCTCTGTTCTCCCGGAGGTGATTCGGATGGATAGCCGGGAAAAGGAAATGAAGGTGAAAGCCCTTCAGGCCATACTCAAAAACGATTATGGCATCACAAATACGGCTGAGCTGATGGAGGCAATCAGGAAGACAAAGCCGATCGACATCGCAATGTTCGTCCTTCAGCCAGACAGAAAGGAAAAACTGGCATGAGATATTACGATAACGTAAGAAAAGCGCAGATAGTTACCGAGAGGAAGAAGCGCAGAGCCGCAGCCTCAAGGGCCATCAGAATCGGAGCATACGCAACCACGGCAGCATCGATCATTTTGATGACTTGCGCGTTTGCCTCCAACGGAGCAAAGAAAATGGAGGCCATGGCGGTTGTCTTAGATGAACCGGCAGCGGCGACCAGCACAGTCCTGACGGAGGAAACGGCCAAGCCGGAGGCAGCCGAGAAGGCCGAAGAAAGCAGCTACATAATTTACGACATTCCTCTCTCGGAGGAGCTTCAGAAATATACGCAGGATGTGTGCGAGGAGTACGAAGTCAGCTATCCCCTGGCCGTCGCGATCATGCAGAAGGAATCACACTTTGATGAGGGTGCCGTAAGCGCAACGAAAGATTACGGCATCATGCAGATCAACAGCGGCAACCACGAATGGCTGGAGGAAACGCTTGGCATCACAGACTGGCTTGACCCTAAGCAGAACATTTTGGCCGGTGTCTATATCCTTTCGCAATTCAATGGGTACGAAGACGTCCACCAAATCCTGATGAGCTACAACTGCGGCCCGACCGGAGCAAAGAATCTCTGGGCGGACGGTATTTACAGCACGGCATACAGCCGGGCAGTCGTAGAAATTCTTGACGGATTGGAGGTGAAGAACATTGAATGAGCAACTGGAAGAGGCGCTGGCCGATGCCGTTTTAGCGGCAGAAATAAGGGCAAGACGTCCGTTCGACATCATGACAGTCTATGAGGTGCTGAAATACAGCCTTCGCAAGCTGGAGGTCATCGGGAAAGGGATGGACTACCTGCCGCTGCTCTACGAAGACGAGCTGGTGCAGTACGTCGAAAGAGAAAGAATCAACCTGAGAGGAGAGTTGAATCGTGTGTGCAATTTGCTTGAAGAGCCCGTGCGACAGCCGGTGCCCCAACGCGCCTGAGCCGAAGGCCGTCTATACCTGCAAGTATTGCGACGAAGGCATCATTGCTGGAGACGAGTATGCAGAGATCAACGGCGATTACTATCACATCGATTGCCTGGAAGGCATGACAGCAAGAGAGCTGCTCGGGATGTTCGATGTTGGGACGTTCACAGCGCAGGAGGAGAGCCGATGGTAGAATCCAAGAATTTTCCGGAGCTTGCATTTGACGAAGAGCACCACATCTACCGTCTGGATGGCTCGATCATACCGAGCGTAACGACCTTGATGCGGCCTCTGTCCGAAGCACATTACGGAGGGATAGACCCCGAAACGCTCGAACGAGCCGCAGATCGCGGGACAGCGGTACATCAGGCGATCGAAAACTACGTGAAGTTCAGCATCATCGACATCGAGCCTGAGCTCGAAGGGTATGTGAACGCGTTCCTCGCGTGGATGAAGGACTACGACGTGAAGCCATTCGCCGCAGAATCCAAGGTCTACCACAAGCTGCTTCGATACGCAGGAACGGTTGACATGGGATGCGAGGAAAAAGGCGTTGACACCATGGTTGATTTTAAGACAACTTCCTCCATCATTCCGATGCTCGTTGGGGTACAGCTCGAAGCGTACGTACGGGCGGAGGAAAGCCACGGCATGAACTACAAGAACAAAGTCGCCTTGCAGCTCAAGAGCGACGGAACCTATCGCAGATATACCGGCAAAGACCTGCCGCCCAAAACCGAGTGCTGGAAGGTTTTCGGCTCGTTACTCAATATTGCCGGTTTTATCCAAAAATATAAGTAGGAGGAGTAAATATGTCAGAAATGGTCACAGAGCGCGTAATCTCCGTTATCGAGGATGCGCCAGTCAAGAAGAACGAAGAGAGCCTCCGGGTAGAAACGACCGCTCTCGAAGTACAGGCCGAAGCCATGCCCGTTACGAACGACCAGGAGTACGAGGCGGCAGCCGAGTTTGGGAAGATGATTAAAGAACAGGCCGCAAAGGTTACTGAGTTCTTCTCTCCGATGAAGGCGGCGGCCCACAAGGCCCACAAGGAAATCTGCGATCGGGAGAAAGCGATGCTCGACCCGCTGTCAAAGGCCGAACGCCTCGTGAAACAGACCATGAGCGCCTATGCTACGGAGAAAGAGCGCCGGCGCCGCGCGGCCGAGGAAGCCGCGAGAAAGGCGGCCGAAGAGGAGGCAAACAGGCGGCTCGCAGAGGCTCTCGCTCTCGAAGAACAGGGGAAGAAAGAAGAGGCAGATGCCGCGATCGAAGAGGCAGAAATCATAGATACTGCCTCAAGCACGATCAGCATCGCCCCTGCAACGCCGAAGGTATCCGGCGTTACGGCGAAAAAAGATTGGGAGATCACCGGCATCGACAGCTCGAAGGTTCCCTCCAATTTTTCCGGCGTGGAGCTCAGACCGGTCGATAAGGCCGCGATCATGCGACTCATCAGGGCTACCAAGGGGAGCATTCAGATTCCCGGCGTTGCGTATCAGGAAACCACGAACATGAGCTTCAGAAGGAGGTAAGAAACATGGCAAACGAGTTGATGAAGGTAGAGTTTGAATCGGCATCCGGAATCCAGGTTGCTCTTGATGAGGATACCGTCATTAGGTTCTGCACGAGAGGAAACGGAAAGATCACGAAGCAGGAGGTTGCGCTGTTCATCCGCACCTGCCAGGCCAAAAGGCTCGACCCGCTGGAAAACGGAGAGGTTTACCTCATCAAATACGATGACCGGTCTCCCGCGCAGATCGTAGTTGGCAAACACGCCTACATCAGGAGGGCAGACAGGAACCCCGATTACCGGGGGAAGAAGTCTGGAATCACGGTGGTGAGAGGCAATCAAGTCGTCCAGAAAGAGGGCTGCTGCGTGTACGACGTACTCGGCGAACAGCTCATCGGCGGGTGGTGCAGGGTGTATCGGCTCCGGAAGGGCACTCAGGATATTGAAGAGACCTACAAGGAGGTGGCTCTTTCCGAGTACAGCTCAGGACAGGCAAACTGGAAGATCAAGCCGGCAACGATGATCGAAAAGGTAGCCATCAGCCAATGCCTCCGGGAAGCCTTTCCGAACGACTACGAGGGGCTGTACTCGGAGGATGAGATGATCGCCTCCGGTGCCATCCCTGCTGATTACCATGAAATCGACAAGGGCCCCGAGGGGCAGCCGGCAGAGCTTGAAGACAAGAGCGAGGAAGAGAAGGCGATCAGCAATGAGCAGCGGCAGACGATCTTCCAGACTGCGAGAGAGAAATTCGGGAACGATGTCGCGAACGACGTGGTAAAAAGCATCATCGGCGAATTTGGATTGCAGAGCACGACCCACATGACGGTCGGAATCTACAAGCAGGTGATGGAGCGTCTCCTCGAAGCTGCCGAAAATTGCTCGCCCGGAGAAGGCGGCGAGGCCGAAGAGGAACCGCAGGAGGGCGAGTAATACCATAGGGCGGCTTGCCAGGCCGCCCTATCGGAGTAAAGGCAGGTGAATTGAATGGCGTGGATAAACGTCCACGAAGACGTTGTTGGGCCGAAACTTCGGCACCTTGCAAAGCTGTCCGGCAGTTCAAGGCACGAAGCACTCGGAGCCCTGATTACTCTTTGGCTGTGGGGCATCAAGAATGCCGACCAGAGCGGCCTCATCAAAAGCGCCGACAAGGAGGATGTGGCAGACGTCATATCCCCTGGGCTTTCCGAGGCGCTCAGTCCGACCAAAATGGTAGACAGCATGGTTGAAGCCGGATGGATAGACGAGCAAGACGGCGAGCTCTACCTGCACGATTGGGACGAATGGCAGGAGATGTGGTACAAATACCTGGGCCGAAAGGAACAAGATGCGAAGCGCAAGAGGAAGTCCAGGGATAAGGAGCCAGATGAAGTGCCGGCAGCCCCTCGGCGTTCCAATGCTCCAGAAGAAAATCCGCCAAAACCGGCAAAGCCCCAGAAGGAAAAGCCCCAAAAGATCAGGTACGCAGAATTCGTCCACATGACCGAGGACGAATACCAGAAGCTATGCGACGGGTTCGGAGAAGAAGCAGCAAAGAAGTTTGTCGAGGTTCTCGACTTGTATAAGGGCTC